TTGGCGATGGCTTTCTGGTCGTTCCTTTGGCCATCTGCGGCGTGCTTTGCCTGGGCTTTGACATTCTTGGCTACTTTCGGCATTTGGATTTTGCGTTGGCAGTCCTCAACGCAAATCTGTGGAGTGGAACCAATAATTTCCAGGTGTGGGATCTTTGTAGAATCCAAATAACCTATATCTTCCAAAAACATTTGAATCTCAAGCTTATTAGGATTCGCTCTAATCTCATACATAAACTGTTCATACAAGATTGAATCAAACTTCTTCCCAAGGAGACGATACAAAGACCTGGGCCAGGAAACCAAAGAAGGGGGACTCCCACTCCGAAATTCGTGACTGCAAAAGGAGAACAATTCCGCCGGTTGCGGATAAATTGTGACATCTTTCGGCTTAAACCCAAATTTGGCATAAATTTTATCACATCCGGGTAGATTGGAATAACTGCAGTCATCACCCATGGCAAATAGAACTTCCTCACTCCTGTCAAATCCGGAATTCATTTCGAATTTGACATTCATATGTAAAAGGCCTCGCTTTATGCAATTCCCGTCGCCGGTATCGAACTGCCCGGATATGGTACATCCGGGGTGATTTCCAACAACAACTCTTCCATCTGAGAGCACATAGAATTTCTTTGTACGTAAGTAAAACAAATTCTTAAGAAGGAGAAGGCATCTATCCCGAGAGAGCAAATGACCGCGAGTACTACTCTTGATCATAGCCTCAAGCACCCTACAATAATCTGTGTTCAACCAATGGGTTACCGACATATCCCAGTTGGGCATGTCATCACTGCGAAGGACAACGCCTCGGCATTGGAGACCACGCAAGTATTGGTTCATCCGGAGCCCTTGCTCATCGGAGAAGCCAATCCCGGACTGTAGGGGTGCGCCAGGGGTATAATTTTCTATGACAGAGCGATGGAAACCATCAAACAGAACCCTCTCCGCCAACTGCGTTTGGAGGGAAACTGAATTGATGATTCTCTCAGACTCTTTGGTCACCTTCATAGGTTCACCCTTAACGAAAGTTTTATTAAGGTCTAAATAGTTACCCAATATAAGCTCTCGGTCGGAGAGTTTCAAACTCTCAACATCCTGGGATACGAGCTTACAAAGCTTGTCATAGGATAAGGAGATCACGGCAGCTCCATGTGTTTCCAGAACAGCCCGGTTTGTTCTACCAAAACTGCTAAGTGGAAAACCAGGACCGGCCGTTGCTTTGACCTCAGAAAGGCGCCCGGTCTGGCTTTCCGGGTCCCAAATTTGACTCAACAGGTTCTCGTCACTGAGATCTGGGATTGGAAAGTCCCCATAGAACTCCTTCAGCCTCTCAGCCATCAAGTTAATTGATTTGAGCCGATTAGCGTCATTGGGTATCTCATGGGTCCGAGCCGCCTGCTTGAGTTGCAACTCAAGCGACCGACACTCATGGAAACCACCACGTCTAGGAGGGCGATAACCCCGAATCAATTTCGAGATTTCGCAGTCCCTTTCTTTTGCTGAGACTTGGTGTTGACTTTCCTTCCCTGTTTTGGCTTGGTGTCCTTTACTGATGTACTCGACGAAACCAACTTCTTGGATTTCGCCGAGTCGGACTGCTCCCCAGTCTTCTTGCTTAAATCTAATGAGCTCTGCGCAATACGCTCGAG